AAGATGTTGCGGCTGCCACAATTTTACTATCATTACCAAACTCAATATTACCTTTGTTTAGTATCTTAACTCCTGGTTGTAAGAAGAAAGGAACGGTTTCTAACATGGTTACGATTCTCGCAATCATTTCCCTTGCGATTGCCCCTTTGTTCGCCAGAATCGCTACGGTGACTTCTGGTGTGAACAAAAGATACCATAATAGATATGCACAAGATGTGATTGATTTACCAGACTGACGAGCTGCCAATACTACACTAAAACGATTATCATTGAAATGATTTATCATATCTTCTTGATAACCACGAAGATTAAAAGGCACTAAACCCTCATCAAGTGATATAATCTGAGTATATTTTTCTATGAAGTGAACAGGGTCACTAGAACATTTTTGATATTCTTGTAATTGTTCTTCGGTGTAAGTTGTCTCTACACCTGCTCTTTTGATTAGATTGTTACCTAGATAACCTTCATTCTTCGCTTGAACCATGTTTAATCTTTATTCTTTTTCAAGAACTTTTGTAATTCAGAAGTAGAACCGACATATAAATGATTGTGTTGTGTTCCAACTTTTTGTTCTTCTCCTTCTAGTTTCTTTAGTTTACTTTGTAAGTCTATAAGTTTTTCTGCTGTTTCACCTACTGTTTTAATAAGTTGACCTGCAACTTCATAGGCTCTTGGGTGTTCTGTTTCTTTTGATAGTTCTAAGATACCATCGATTGCATCTTGCCCTCTTTCTACAAGATTGTAAAGATTCTCTCTTGCATATCGATAATCTGTTTCAACATTTTCTTTTCTATCGGGCAACTTAACAACTGCTGTTTTTTGTTTTATTTCAGACTCGATATCCAATATGGCATCCAGTTTTTGGTCTATTTCACTCATAATATATTATCCAGTAATATTTATTACACCACCCATAGCACTATGTTGTGAACAATAGTAGTATAAGGTTGCTGGTGCATCACTAGCTACTTTTATTTCTGTATACGCACCAGATTGTCCTGGTGTTCCGTTGTAAGTCACACCAGTTAAGTATTCAGAACCACCACCATGTGTTCCGTTTGATGTGGTTGAGAATCTAAGAGGATGACCTGAATTTGTAGAATCATTTTGTAAGAATCTATATGTCACACCTCTAATAAGATTAAATGTAAACTGTTGAGTTCCGTTGTAAGTATATTTATTACCTGAACCAGAATTTGTGACTGTTATGTTGTAATCTGTTGTAGTTCCCTCAGGCACATCTTCATATCTATCTAATACACCATCATCGAAGAACTGAACTGTTTCTGCAACAACAAATGAGTCTGATGAATCAACTGAACCAACAAACTTTAATCTAGTGTTTGCACTAACAGTTATTGCACTACTCAATACGATTGATAGTTTATTACTTGCGATTGATGATATTGTAGGATTACTAGAATTACCTGTGCCAAATACTTCATCACCTACACTAATCTTAGTATTAATTGCAGTTGGAAATGTGACTGTAGTTGAGTTAGATACTGCATTTGCCGTCTCAACGAAAGCAGGTTCGTAATGTTTGACTTCTTTCACTAGACCTGAACTATTGATTTGAGTTGTTGTAAACTGGTCATTACCATCACCAATAAAAGTTCTTTCAACAACATTCTTAATAATATTACCTGTATATACAGGACCAAAGAAATATGTTTTCATTGTAAAGTCTAAAGTATATTCTATGATTCTTCTATCTTCAAAACTTCCTTCATAGTCATCTTGAAATGATACACTATTTAAAACAATCGGCACATCTCTATTATCTGTCATTGAGTCAACCATTTTCATCGTGACTGTATATTCTGGTTGAAAGTATGGTAATATTTGTTCTACTATTTGTAATGCATCATTCATATTCTTTGTAAGAATAGATAGAGTAAAGTTTAAATTATATGGTGCAGGTGCGTATTGAAATCCTCTTTTACCATCTGACTCATCTGTATTTTTTACAGACCTTATTAATTTGTTTTGTTGTCTTGCAACATCATATTCAAAACCTGTAAGTTCAAATGCCATACGAGGTAATGATATTGCACTTCTATTACCATCTGATAGATTTGGTTCTTCTGCAAGTCTATCTAAAAACTTTTGTTTAGGACCATAAGATAAAGGAACCATAGGTGAAGATAAAACAGTTCCGTCTGCTTTAACTTTTTTAAATTGTATATTATTAAATAATGTGCCAAATACAGATACACATCTCTTTATTGTTTCATTGTAAAAATAAGTTCCAAACATTATGGTTCACCAAATGGGTTAATTTCTGATAAGTCTAAGTAGTTTCCGTCTTGTTGTTCAAATGCCAAGTTCTGAGCAGATGCATCATTAGAGAATGTCATTCTATCATCTATTGATGCGATTGTGAATTGTGCGCCTGATATTGCACCAACTAATACATCGCCAACTGCAAGTGTAGTTGTAATGTCTTTTGCAAGTAATTTACTTGTTGGTTCAGCCCATGATACAACTTCTGCAACAACTGTTCCACTCTTAGATAGATTTTCGTTTGCAACAAAGTTTGTTGAATTACCATTGTTCATTGTCATCTGTAGTGAGTATGCCTGTTCGTCTTCAATAAGGTCAATGTCGCCAATGCCTGTATCAAAGTCTTCTTGACTATATTCAAATAGTTCACATCTAAGTTTAAATACGAATAGTTTACCGACTTGATAGAATGGGTCTTCATGTTCTACAAATTTAATTTCAAACATTGAACCAGATAATGGTAAATAAATTAAATCACCTTCATTTGGTCTAAAAGATGTTGCAACATTTGAATCTAACGATATAAATCTTTCCCAACTTCTAAGTGAAATTATAAATGTAGCTTGGTCTCTCACTTGAATACCAAACTTAGACATTAAATCTCCCTCACCTTCAAAACCGTCGGTGTTCTCGATATACATCTCTACTGAATACGCATCACCAAATTTAGATTGAACATCTTCATTGAGTATAGAATCTTCTTCTACTATTTCTCTCGGAAGATAGAATACTTCTTGTCCGTAAATCCTTAAAGACTCAACAACTAAATCTTCGTATAGTTGTTGTTCTGTGGAGACTGCGTGATTGAAAAAAACATTAGTTGGCATATCTCATTATCCAATCATGTCCATAGGTAACATGTCATGATTTAATCTTGACTCTTCTTCGAGTCTTTGTATTTCTTCTTGTGCCTCTTGTTTAATCTGTTGACCATCAAGAGTCACACCACCTGGTAAAGCTATACCTTGAAACTTAGACAGGTTTTCACCCCATTGATATTTACATAATGCAGTTGCATATTTTTTCAACCACATATCATTGTATATGTCTGTAAAATCATTAGGGTCTAATTTTCTATAACATTCTATAATTAAAAATTCGTTTGAATTAATCATGTCAACATCCATATCTAAGTATAATCTATTTTGATGTTGATTAAATCTGATTGGTTGACGACCAACTAAAATGTTATCTAATAATCTGATATGTTGTTGCACCATCTCGTAATAGAGAACATTGGTTGCAGTTAAATCATACAAGTCATTCAATCTAAGTTGATACCTTAAATCAAACATGTTCAGATTATGTTTATCATTGAACGGAAATATATTCATAACAGCCATTACAAAGTCTGGTAAGACAATATAATTTTGTTGTTGTTTAAACTGTTCATCTGTATATGCGTGTGTTCCAGCGGCTGATTCTGTAAACGATTCATCTGATTTCATACTTGTTATTTTAGAATCAGTAATCTGGTGTTTCAGATACATCTTGATAGAACCATCGTAATGGTATTGATGAAAGTATTGTAAAGCCTGGTCTATTCTGTCATCGAATTGGTCATCATCGACATTTATTTCTAGAACAGGCGCACCAAGAGCTCTTTTTATATACTCTTTAAGTGTTGCTTTTGAATTTGGAGCTGCCATAGTAATAATCCTGTTTATTACTATTTATGCAAATACTAATCTTGGAAATAAGTTTTAGTTTGAAGTCTATCTAATTTTTCATCTATTCTTTCAATAGAATCAATTATACGCTGAAATGTTTGTTCCATTTGTTCTCTAGTGACATAATCTTTCGCAATCTCTTCTCTAGTTTTATTGATAAGAATATCCATTCTTTTCTGTTCTGCAAAGATACCACGAATCATCCAACCAACAGGGACAACTACTACTGTTAATATTACATTCCAAAGTAAATGTGGGTCTATGACTATATCCATACAGTTATTTATGAATTATTTTACCCATATCATCAACTTCAAATACATTGTCCATATTTTCTTTACTCAGTTGTTCGTCAGTTTTAAATCTCAAACCTGAGTGTTCATCGTTTGTTTCTAAATTAAATGATATACTATATCTATCTTTATCTGTTATATTTGGTTCAACCATATGCATGAGACCACTAGGAAAAAGATATAAATCACCAGTTTTAGGAAAAAATCTATCAGCTTCTCTACAACGAGGCATAGGCGGAAGATTACCCACTACTTTAAAATGAGTGTCAATAAATCTTAGACAACCTTCATCACCATCTGCTTTGATATAGAATACACCTGAATAGAAACAACCATTATGTAAGTGTGGTGCATTCCAACCATGTTTATAGTTTATGTTTCCCCATGCGTTGTGCATTTTAGTTTCAGCAGTTC